CATACCAACTGTAACCAACTGATTCTAAAGCACTTAAAGTTGTTGCGGAAACCAATCAAACATGGTATACGTATAGGTAGCCCGCAAAGGCTTTCGAATCAGTAACTTACCAGGAAAAAACTTATATATTCGGCCGAGTTTCTTCCGAGTTTTTTATGTTCGGTTTGTTCTGGACTGATGCTTTTTGGGCTTCGAGGAGAATTTAGTTTGATGACACAAAAACAAACTGACACGATACAAGATATAGCAGACATCATTTCTGAGGTTTTAGCTGATGCTGCGACTAATCCTGACGTGTTTGACTATAAACGCGCGGCCGGTCAGCTTAGTGCCGCTCAGATGTCTCTGCTAAGAGCATACAATGGCGTCGAGTCCCGCACGCCCAACACTTGGAGAGGAAAACAAAATGGATCTAAAAAAGTTAATAAATAACGCTGTTGTTTCCGCCGAAACGACAAAAGGTTATTTACTTACACCGAAGCATGCGAGTTCTCCCGCAAAAGTGCCAGAGATAATTCCAGAAACAACAGAGCTTGTCGAAAAGGAACCTCTATCAGATGTCATGGTTGCTCAACCGACATCAAAGATGCTCTTTAAGGTTCCGCCCGCACCTCCCGCACAGCTCGGCAGTATCGAAGACCCGAATAAAATGGAGGGATTCGACCAGATCGCCGAGGATGGATGCCACCACCTCTGCGATTGTAACCGATGGTGGAGTCACGGACCGAAAGATAAGTGCCGTCACCCGGATATCCTTAAACAGGGAAAATGTCCCAAATGTCTGAACGGAGAAGCACCTGAGGATCTGACAAAGAATTGGGTCATGAAGGACGGTAAGATTCGCCCGACAGGCGAGCATGAGCGCTTCATCCGGAACCGAGAGAGGGAGATAGTTAAGCATATGTCTATCCCCCAACTAACGCACCACATTGAGTTCTTCCTCCAGCGTATCGAAGAACTCAAAATGGGAATGATGGAGACCCGCAAAGTACGAACCGAGCGAGAAGATGAGGAGACTGCCAACCTTACGACCGACTCGGAGCGTGAAGCGTTTATCCAAGCTCTACGTAGAGGAGAGAAAATTGAAAAGAAGAAAACTCCAAAAGTAAAGAAAATCTCGAAGGCCGAGCAGATCCAGAATTTGGTAGCCAAGATTAGATTGAATGACCCGAGTAAATCTCCGGACCAAGCCAAGCTAATCGCTACGTGGATGCTTGAGAGTGGTAAATCACAACAAGAAGTGGAGGCTTTTCTCAATGACTAACAAATATACCTCAATACCATCGACCAAATATGGTTATTCATCCCAAAAGGTGGGAGGATTGAGATATATGGATAATCCATTCTCAGCTTTGGAGCGAAAAAATGGCTAGAGTAAAACACACCTGCCCGGTATGCCAGAAGGTCGCAATCCTGAAGTCCGAATCGAAGTTATTCGGGAAGACTTCGATGCGTACCTATCAGTGCGGACACTCCGAGTTAATAAACGGTACCGCACCCACCGAGATTGACACGCTTGATATCACCTCGATTGACGGAAAGAAGCTCTTCCCGTTTCAACTTGAAGGTGCGCGATTCATCGAAAAGAGTGGGATGCGATGTTTGGTAGCCGACGAAATGGGATTAGGGAAGACCGTCCAGGCTATAGCTACCGTGGCTGCCCACAGAGAAGAGACGATCCCATTCTTTCAGTTCGTCAAATCTGGATTGAGAGTTCAATGGCTCAAAGAGGATGTACGTTGGGGAGATCTGACGGTACAGATAATCGACGATGCTAACTCATTCTTCATTCCAGGCATGGATGGCTACATCATATCAATGGACACGGCGTGGCGAATCGGACACAAAGTGCTCAAGGATAAGAAGGGAAAGGTTATCGACTACATCGCTCAGGAAGGGAAGACTATCTGGGACATCGCAGTGAAGTTGGGAGTCAAGCTCGTCGTGATAGACGAGTGTCAAATGATTAAGAATCCTACATCGAAGCGAACCAAAGCGATCGTGCGAACCTGTGGCAACGTTAAGCATATCATAGCCCTGAGCGGCACACCGATCAAGAATAACGCCGGCGAATATTTCACAATTCTAAACATCCTTAGACCGGATAAATTTCCAACCGAGTCAGGCTATATTTACGGCTGGTGTGATAATTATTTTGACGGGTACAAAAGCAAAATCGGCGGGCTCAAGTCACCTGAGAAGTTTCACGAGCATACCAAAGATTTCATTATCCGCCGGGACCGCAAGACCGTGCTGCCCGACCTTCCTCTAATCTGGCGACAGTTCCAATTCTGCGAACTCGGTAAAATGGTTGAGGATATGTATGCTCAAACCATGCGAGAATTTAATGACGCTTTTGATTCGGATGAAGGAACCTCATTTGAGAAATACTCGAATCTCATGGCTTACCTCGCTAAGATGCGTCATTTAGCCGGGCTGGCCAAAATCGATCCTATCGTCGAGTACGTCGAAGAGTTCTGTATGTCGACGCCAGTCGAGCGTAAGATCGTAATCTTCACCCACCATAAAGATGTGATGGAGACTATCGCTCACAAATTAACCAAGTTCACATCGGATTGGCCAGCCGAGTACGGCCGATCTGTACTGCAAATCAGATCGGACATGGATTCGTACGCAAGAGATGAGGCGTTACAAACTCTAAAACTACCGACCCACCGAATCTTGCTAGCCTCAACGCTAGCTAGCGGAGAAGGTTTAAATATGCAGTTCGTATCGGATTGCATCATGGCGGAGCGTCAGTGGAATCCTGCTAACGAAGAACAGGCCGAGGCGAGGTTCCCGAGGCCGGGTCAAACTGCCGACAAGATTAACGCTACGTACTTTGTAGCGGTCGGGACAGTAGATGAGTTCTTTTCCGAGCTTGTCGAAAAGAAACGAGAGATCATGCAATCGACTCTAGATGGTAAAGCGACGATGAAATGGGACGAATCGTCGTTGATGACTGAGTTGATGGGTGTGCTTCGACAGAAAGGCGGTAAGAAGTGGGGCTTCTAAAATGATCTCAGTTTGGATACTAGAGCAGGTACTGAAAGTCCTGCTCTTAATCTCATCGTGGCAAACGAGACTACTTAACGATTACATCGAAAAGATTGTGAATGAAAAAAGAAAAATAAACCAATGAATAAACTAACCTACGAGCAGTGGCTAACCGCGCTATGTCTATGGCGTGAAGCACGTAACCAGCTGCCAACCTGCATACGAGCCGTGAAGGCCGTGATAATCAATAGAACACGTGACCCGCAACGACGCTGGCCGAATGACCCTATCGCCGTTATCCTGCAGCCGAAACAATTCTCGTCGTTCAACGCCGGTACCCTCCAGATGTTCCCAAACCCGTCTGACCAGACGACATTGGATTGGACTGTGTGGAATCTCTGCCAGCAGATCGTACTAGAGCCCATTCCAGGCCAGCCAGACGCGTTGATGTTAAATGGGATCAATGCTTATGAGTCGGTCGCGGATACCAAAGAGCGTCCGGCCTGGGCTAAGAACCCTGAAATGGAGATCGGAGACATTCGATTCTACAAACTCTAAATTTATGATTATAACAGGAAAACTCGAAACGGTGAGGCTGTACTACAACTCTAGTACAGACTATAAAAAATGTTGCTCTATCGATTTCGGCGAGGGAACTCCTGAGATATGCTGTGGCTACGTCAAAGTCTTGGCTTTTTGCTACTCTGTGTTCAATATGAGCCAACAGCCACACTTCTGTTTAACGTTCTTTAATGTTTACTTGGAGATAAACGAGTGGAATAACGACGTTGAGATTCGTAATAGTCCGCGAGAGGAGGCCAGAAGTGACCAAGGAGCAGAAACGAAGCAAGTATCGACACGACCCAGCGTACCGCTTGGCCCAGATAGCCAAGGTCAAACAGAACCACGAGCGGAACATGAACTCGGCGGTATATAGGGAGTTAAGACACTGTAGAGTCATGGTCTGTAACGTTAAGGACAGTATCGAGGGCTACAGAAAGAAGATACATAGGTTGCAGACGAGACTCAAGTATTGGACTTTCAAGAAAGAAGAGTACGAACTGTTATTTGGTCGGGAAAGAGCACAGAGAAAATTAGAACTACTTAAAGAAAAGAAAAATGAGATACGCAGCGCATCTGGAGACTGATGAAATACTCCCACGACCCATATCACTATTCGGAGGTCACTTAAATAGTATGGAGTTATGGGCGCAGGAGATCCTGAAAATCCACAAAGGAACGGTGATAATTTATGAGTACGAACTCCGAGAAGTTAAGAGAATTACCGATAGTTCCGCTCTCACATCAGCAGCGGGTACAGGAGCTCAAGAATGAGCTAGTAGACAAAGAAGACCAGATCATGGGATTGATTATCTGGTTAGTAATTGCAATATCTGGAAACGTGCTATTTTTATTTTTATGGCTAACAAAGAAATAGTAGTATTTGACAGCCAACGACTGGCCTCAGTTCAGTCGTGCGGCTATAAATACCACCTGACATTCGAGCGGGATCTCATCCCAGTAGAGAAGCAGCGAGCACTGGAGTATGGAGATCTGATTCATCGAATGCTTCAGACGTATTACACAATCCATAAGTACCGCTCGCGCTGGCCGGCCCACTTTTCGATGAAAAGGATGATTCAAATATGCGAGCGGGTCGCCGAGTATTACGCGCCATCGCTGGAGCTTGAATTAGAGGACGTCGAAGAGGCGCTCCGGACGTTCCGTGAGTATGTTGAGTTTTATTGGGGCGAGCGGCTCGAAACAATTGCCGTTGAGCAAGTCGGATCGAAGGTGATGTATGAAGATGACAATCTAATCATCCTTTACGAGAGTAAAATTGATTGGATCGTATCAATGGCTAACGTCAAAGTGATGTGTGTCGATCATAAGACGTACTCCCGAAGAGACGAAACTCTCGGACTGAGTAATCAGTTCATGGGATATTGTTGGATGACTGGGACCACAAACCTTATGGTCAACAAGATTGGGAAGCAGAAAACAATCAAGCCAAAAGAGAAGTTCCTTCGTCCAATCATGTCATATCCTCCACCTGTACTCGAAGAGTGGAGACGAAATGCAGTGTATTGGATTAAAGAGGCTCTACGTTGGAAGCGAGAAGAGTATTACCCTAAGAGTTTTACATCGTGTAAAAATGGAAGTAATATCTGTATCTTCCGAACCGTGTGCGAGGCTCCGCTAGAAACGAGACTGCACACAATCCATCAACTATTCGAAAAAGGTCCTAAATGGGACGTTGGGAGCGATTTATGATAAACAAAGAGATCATGGCTAAGATAACGGAGTCTTTGTACTCTCAAATTCAAATTGAGTTAGGTGGCTCACATGAAGATTGTCTTGCCTGCCAGATCAAGAGTTATCTTGAAGAGGATGAATACGCCAGAGCGTGCTGCAACGGCTTTGTGAATTTCACGTTGAACACAGGTCAATTACACGCACTAACATTCATGAGTGCTATGGTAATTGGAGTAGAGCTAGGCATCGCTTATGCGGAGGCTAAGCAGTTGGAGGAGTTAATAAAATGAAGAGTGAGCATGTGCATAAATACAAGAGGGTGAAGTTGGGTAGCAAAGGCTACACAGTCTACAAGTGTATGAAGCCAGGATGCACCCACTACATTCGCCAAGAGCTTGTGACTGGAATGAAGACAATCTGCTGGCGTTGTGAGCAAGAACAAATCATGTCGCCGAAGATGGCTACACAGGCTAAACCGCATTGCCTTGAGTGTACCCATAGAAAGGCGTTAACCGCGTGATTATTCCAGTATATTTTGAAGTTAACTCTGAAAATAATCTTAACGATTGGCTGAGCGATGTTAATTATGGATCATCTTACTCGGGCAGCCATTACCAGCAGAGACGACACTCGAGGATATCGAGATAAGAGATTTAAACAAATGACAACAGAAGACGTTAACCTAGACACAAGATTTTTCTGTCTCTTCAAAGGAGACCCGGGTAGTGGAAAGTCGATTGCCGCTGCGAGCTATCCCGGACACAAAGAAAAGTCAAACATCGGTCCATACTTCATGGATAACGATGGCCGAATGAAGTCCGTCGTGAACTACTGGCGGCCAAAGGGTCGCGAGTTCCATTACGACCGATTTGATTCATTCCTTGCGTTGAATACGAGGCTCGAGAAGTTCTACACACACGAGCCTCCGTACCAGACGATAGTGTACGATGGGATCACGACCGGATCAGATCAAATCCTCGCTGATATGATCTCAACTCGTGAAACCGACAAAAAGAAGGTTAAGCGAGCAGGAATTGAGTTCCTCCAGATCGAGGATTACGGAGGCGAGAGTCGAGGCCTTCAGGTTATTATCGATAACCTCAAAGCTATCTCGTTCCGCTGGGGAGTCAACGTCATCGTAACGGCTCACGTGCTTACGATCGAGTCCACCGACATCAAAACTCGAGTGACCACAACGAGCCGATCGCTACTAACAGCGGGAAAGAAAATCGCCGCGAAGTTACCGGTACACTTCGATGAGTGCTATCAATTCGATGTTCAAACCGACATGGATGTCACAGCACCTCCCAAGTATACCGTGGTGACCCGCAACACTGGGTGGGACTGGGCTAAAACCGCTCTACCGATTCCGGCTCGAATTGACTTTACTAATGGTTCACTTTATGACATCATAATGAACCACTTAGAAGGTAAGCAGTTCGTTCGGGCCACGAACAATCCTGATGCTCCTGAAATCAAAACCGAGCAGGAGACATGGTAATTTTCAGGCAGTCTGGAGCAGGATCGGCCGCATGGCTCTGTGAGCATATGTATAGCTATCCTGATATCTGCCCTCACTGCCTACGTCGCGAAGCGACGATAACAAGCTCTGATAACAAACCAGAGAACAGTAAAGAAAACAACGAAAGTAAAGGAAAATAAACAACAATGCCACTAATGTTTCAAGTAACTCGTGAAGATATGCTACGGTCGAAGGTTCTCGACCCTGGCTGGTATCCGGTGATAATTAAGAAGGTCAGTCAGGAGAAGGCGAAGTCCGACGGTGGACAGAGCACTAACACCTGGATTGACATGACCGTGCTCGGCGGCCCGGACCAGCAGGACGGTTCTCGACCGAATGACACTCCACTACGTCGGTGTTTCTCGGAGAAGGCTCCAGGATTCATCATTCCGTATCTGCAGGCCTGCGGCGCTTCAGTCAAGACTGAGGGAGGGAATTACGACATCGAGAAGTCCATCGGTAAGAAGATCCAAGCGTACGTGAAGAATCGACTCTGGGAGGGTAACCTTCAGAACGACGTCGTTGACTTCCGTGCGTTGGAGTCGGAGAGCTAATCATGACAAGACCCAAAGACCTTACCGAACAAGGAGAGCTACGTGACCAAGACCGAGAATTATTGGGTCTTTATCGTCGGCTCGATCAAGTCCGCTAACCAATCAAGTTAACCTCGGCCCCAAAAAACTTAAAGTTAAGGAGAAAACAATGTATAAACTTGACGACGCAACTAAACAGGTTCCGATCGAAGATGACGAAGATGACGTTGATATCGACGGTATCGATGAAGAAGAAGAAGAAGAAGAAGAAGAAGAAGAAGAAGAAGAAGAAGAAGAAGAAGAAGAGCCCGAAACCAAACAAGTCATGGTCATGATGACCTTGACTGTGGCTATCAACGAGGATAACCCGAATGAGATGTTGAATGAGACGTTGTCGGACACCTTTAAAGAGGACATCGGACAATTCGGATTTGTCGTTTCAGTTGATGAAATCACTGTGACCGACGCGTAGTACTTTGGGGGTCGCTTGACCCCCATTTAGCTCCTCTCGATCTCTTAGGTTTCAGAGATTATTTAATAACGAGGAGCTAAATAGAGGCCAAGATGATTCAAGAGATACTAATAGACTTAATTAATCCAAAGAAACCTCCGACGGAGTATAAACCAGAGGACATACAAGAACTAGCTAGCTCAATAAAAGAGATTGGCTATCTTCTACACCCAATAACTGTTGTTCACCATGGAGATAATGCCTATGCAATTAAGACCGGCGATAAGCGTTATCACGCATTAAAGTCATTAGGTCGAGAGACAGCACTTTGTTTGGTGTTGTCTCAAGACGTCTCAGAGGATGAGGCGGAAAGAATCCATATCCACGAGAACCTCAAGCGAGCCAATCTCGAATGGTGGGCCGTGTGTGAGATGGAAGCAAAACTACACGAGTTGCGTAGGAAGCAGCACGGTGTGGGACGTCAAGGAGCCAAGGTTGGCTGGTCGTTACGTGACACGGCTCAAGAGCTTGGTATGGGATTTGGGAATCTATCTGAGGATATTAAACTCGCAGAGGCGTGCCAAGCCGACCCTCAACTGAAGAAAATCAAAGATAAAGTGACTGCACGTCGATTTATCCTCAAAAAAGCTCAGCGCATGAATACTGAAGATGAAGCTCTGGCTCCAGTTGACTTCGAAGTGAACACGGTGTATCTGGGAGATTCATCCGAGATACTTAAGCAGCTTCCCTCAGCTAAGTTCGACGTCTGCTTCACTGATCCGCCCTGGCTGGAGTATAAAGATGCGAAGCTGACCAAGGACGACAAAACCCTACCGGTATTTAAAGAGGTGTACCGTGTATTGAAGCACGGCTCATTCCTCTACGTGATTTGCTCTACTGACGATTTCTACATTTACCGTCAAGAGTTAGCCAAGATCGGCTTCACTGTGAGCCAGATGCCGCTCATCTGGCACAAGCAAAATGTGATCTCACATGGTACTCGCTCGTGGGAGTACGGGCGGGACTACGAGCCAATCTTACTTGCCGTGAAAGGCTCGCCAGTATTGTCCATGTCAGGTCAACCGAGCGCTGTATACTCATCTCCAGCCGTACACCCAACCAAACTTATTCACCCAAACGAAAAGCCGGTAGATGTTCCAATTCACTTCTTGGAGCAATGCAGTTTCGAGGGTAGCTTAGTCCTGGATCCTTTTGGAGGTTCTGGTGTCACAGCAGAAGCGTGCAAGAAAATTGGGAGACGATATGTCATCATTGAGAGAGACAAAAAGTTCTTCGATGGTATTGAACGTCGACTTGCTTCCGTCACAGCCTAAAAAGATTCAGTTCGTTCATTTCTTCCAGAAGATGATAAACAGGCTCGCTTTTGGTCATTACCGATACGGTGAACCTAAGAAGAGTAAGAAATATTTCACCCGTCTAAAGCTCGAACTCAAAGAGTATGATAAGACAGGTAACGGCGAGCATCTTCTTAACATTGCTAACTACTGTGCTCTGGAGTATATTGAACCAGAGCACTCTAAATTCCATCATAATGCATTCGTTGATTCAGTGACGAGAGGAAAAGTGAAATGACTCATTTTCATGTGTTTAGTGGCTTCGACTATACTTACCCGTAAGGCGAAAGATTGGATAGGGAAAACCTCTAAAGAGTGTGAAAGCATAATAGTAAGACGGAACGAACCTACTAAACAATCAGAAACAAAATAAATGAGATACGTCCAGGGATACGGAAATCCAAACGCTAAGCTCGTAGTCGTGGGTGAAGCGCCAGGATATCACGAAGAACAAGAGGGAATACCATTCGTGGGTCCCTCCGGGAAGATAGTGGATGAGTGCCTCTACAAGGGTGGGATGGACCCGTCTGAAATTTATAAGACGAATGTGTGTAAGGTCCGTCCACCCGATAACGAGATTCATCGACTTAAAGAGTTAGGAGTGTCGATCGAGGAGTTTATCCCGAAGTTATGGCAGGAAATTGAGTCGATTAAACCGAACTGTATCCTAGCATTTGGAAACGTAGCCCTCAAAGCACTAACAGGCCAGACTGGCATACAAAAGTATAGAGGATCGATACTGAGTAACTGTCACTCCGGTCTACCCAAAGTAGTCGGCTCGATCCATCCTGCATCGTTATTCCACGAAACTGATGGAAAGATGAAATCTTATCGAGATAAAGCTTTCATTCAATTCGACGTCAATCGTGCGATCCAACAATCTCAGTTCAGAGAATTAAAACTTCCAGATCGGACTTTGATCCGCTGCCGTAGTTCTCTCGATTTAATTCGATTTCGAGAGCGGAACGCTAAGCGCGTCGTGATGGCCTCTGATATTGAGACGTTCAAAACTATACCAATGTGTATATCTTTTGCGTTCTCAAAATATGAGGCTATCTCGGTCCCGCTCTTCGATTTAATGTCGGATCAAAATCCAGAAGGTATCGCTCTTCATGATATGGTTATCCTATGGAAACTTGTAACGGATATGCTACTAGACCCACAGTATAAGTTAATCGGCCAGAACTGGAAGTTTGATGAGGGGAGAAACGAGGAGATCGGTTTAGTAAATGCTCCGCTCTGGGCTGACGTGGGAATGGCGTGGCATTGCTTATATTCTGAGCTACCAAAAGCTCTCGAGTTCATATCTTCTATACTCACAGAGGAGCCATACTACAAGGATGAACTCGAAGAGTATAGCCCAAATAAAGATAAACTCGATAAGCGTTTACGTTATAATGCAAAGGATTCAGCAGTAACAATCGAATGCTGGGAGAAAATCGAGCCTCAGCTAGAAGAGGCTGGAGTTAAGGACTTTTTCTTTGAGAAAGTCATGCCTCTTCATGGATTTTATTCTCGGTTAGAAAAGAGAGGATTTAAAATTGACCTCACAGAACGAAAACGTCTTACCAGAAAATACGAGCGCTATACCAATTGGATTAACTTTAGTCTTAGACGAGATCTTGGGTACGACCTTAACGTCATGTCTCCTAAACAGGTCGCTGCATCTCTTTATGGAGATCTTAAATGCCCGGTGCGGAAAGGAACCGACGAGGAAACGCTTACTATGCTCATGCTTAATGCTGTTAAAGATGAGCGAAGAAAGAGAATTATCGGAAATATTCTCAAAGGAAGAAAATCCCGTAAAACTCAAGGTACATACGTCAAAGCCAAACTCTGGCCTGATGGCCGGTGTCGAACAACCTATAATATTAATGGAACTGAGTCTGGACGTACTAGTACCTCTAAACCTAAACAGCCGATTACCGTGGAACCGATGGGAGTTGCATTTCAGACAATGACGAAGCATGGAGACGTAGGTGCGGACCTACGATCCATGTATGTTCCGGATTCTGGTTATTGCTTCCTCGAGATCGACGGTAAACAAGCTGAGGATTGGGTAGTCGCGCATCTAGCAAATGATGAGGAGGGAAAAGCTCTTTTAGGAAAGAAAGAGTTCAAAAGAAACAAATTCGGTTTGAAAGACGATCGTCATACGTTAACGACGATGATGGTTCTTGGGATGGATTTTGACGCGATTACGGCTGATGATCGTCAGATCGGTAAGAAAGTTAGACACGCCGGTAACTATAAGATGGGTAAGCGACGGCTAAGTCTTCTAGCCGAAATTAGTGAGTGGCGTGCAGGAAAGTGTCTTGAACGATTTCACGCTGAGAACCCAAAGATAGCTGGTGTGTTCTGGGAGGAAATCGAGCAGGCACTCTACGCTAATGACCAGGTTCTGTTTTCCGCTCACGGCCGACGTCGGCAATTCTTTGATAGGTGGGGAGAGGATATGCTAAAAGAAGCATTATCCTTTATTCCACAGGCTGTAGTTTCCGACCACACCAAGTTCTGTGCTGTTAGAGTAGAGCAACTATACCCGTGGTTATCTTTCATAATCATGGAATCTCACGACTCTTTTCTTCTTCAGTGCCCAATCGACCGAGTCGACGAAGCGCTACCAATATTAATTAAGGAGTACGAAACGCCTATTGACTTTTCAAAATGCTCACTTCCTCGCGATCCGTTAGTAATCCCAGCAGAAATTCACGTTGGGTATAAAAACTGGAAGGAAATGAAACAAGTTGCGTAGCTGGGTCGATATTATAGTAGACGGGACAGCTGAGTTCGAAGCACCTGAAAGATTTTGGTACTGGGCGGGTCTAGCGACAATAGCCGCATGCGTTAAGAAGAATGTATATTTGGATAGATACGCCTATAAACTTTACCCAAATATGTACGTTCTTTTAATGGCTAAGTCAGGAGGAAGAAAAGGAAACCCACCATCCTTAGCTAAGAGGCTCGTCGGGATAGTAAACAATACTCGGGTGATATCCGGGCGGAACACAATTGAGGCCATTCTCAAAGACCTCGGGAAAGCTCAAACAGGACCGGACGGTGCGGTCGTTAAAGAGGCTACAGGATTCATAACATCGGGGGAACTAGCCTCACTTCTCGTTGAGAGCCCCAAAGCACTCGATATTTTAACTGATTTATACGACACTCACGCTCACGTACCGCACTGGAAAAACACGCTTAAGACAGCAGGTGTCGACACTCTTAAAGAGCCATGCATAAATCTGCTAGCAGCTACCAACGAGGTTCATTTTAAGAGTGTCTTAAGTAGGAAGGATATCATAGGTGGCTTTATAGCTCGAACAATTGTTGTATTGGAATTTAAACGCCGAACTATAAATTCACTCATGTATGAACCAACCTCACCGATGCCTACCGATGAGGAACTTTCAGTTTATCTCAAGGAGGTAGCTAAGTGTAGAGGTAAGTTTAGTATCGAGGAGTCCGCTAAGAAAGATTATGACATCTGGTACCGCAACCTAGCCCAGATGACGGATTCGGACCAAACTGGGAACATCGAGAGGCTCGGGGACACAGCCCTTAAAGTAGCGATGAATATCTCACTATCGTACACGACGGAAATGATAATAACACGAGAGCATATGGACGAAGCTATTAGTAAAACAATCGAGTGTGTAGGTGGTATGAAGAAAGTCACTATGGGTGGGGGAAATAGTGATTACGCATACGCCACCTCAATTGTTTTACGTGAGCTACTCGACCGAGCGGATCACAGGAGAACTAGAAAACAAATACTGTCGAAGTATTGGGGCGAGTTTGACGCGTTAACGCTTGATAGGATAATCGAGACGTTAGTGCAGACCGACGCCATCACAGCAGAGCGTGAAGACAAAGAGATCGTTTACACGATGACTCCAGAAACGGTCGAAGCGTACATGAAATTCAAAAAGGAGGTAAACTAATGTTAGGAGGCTTGATGCAAAAAAAAATCGTGAACCTTACACCACATCCGCTGATTATCCAGCGAACCTGCCCAGTTTGCCACGGACAAGGCTGCGAGGACTGTCAGCAGGGCGTAATCACGGAGACCATCGAAAGCAGCGGGATCGTCCGCGTAGAAGTGACTGAGACAGTTGTTGGCGAGTTTGCGGGCGTTCCAGTCGTGCGGATTGAATTTGGTCGCGTTATCGGGTTGCCCGACCAGAGCTTCGAGCCCGGATCGGGTTTCGTGGTTTCGAGTTTGGCTGCGCAAGCGGCCATCCGAGAGAACCCGTTTCGCATAGATATCTTCGTCCCTGCGCGTCTCGTTCGCGACGCGCAGGGACGAATCGTTGCCTGTACCGCACTGGCTAGGCTCAACTAGTGTGGCTGGTGTTTCGAGAGCAGATCGAGCTGATGGGTAAGTAAGACGAAAGGAGGTAAACTAATGTTAGGTGAGTGGCTGACTAAGGAGGACTTCGTAGCTGAAGTTACAGGTGAAGTCGAGACAGATAGCAGAGATGGCAATGGTATGCTTTGGATTGGTTATATAACTATTGCCAGAGAGAAGGTTCCTACTTATTGGGATGAAGAAGGTAGAAATAATAACGACAAATTCACGTTAGTCGAGAAGCGAAGAGGAGCGCAAGAGGAATGGCCTGGGAAAAAGAATTCCTCAAATTAGCGGCTGTGATGCTCGCGTGCCGCTGGCATGTGTTTAATGGCCCACTACAAAAAATATCGTGGGCCATGCTAGGCGTGACGGACTACACTATGGAGATGGAACTCATTTTAGAGGAGGTAGCCTGTCAAGTTTATCAAGACCCGACTCATCATTGAGTTTACCTAAACTTTCAGTGTCGCTACCAGATGACTCAAACATTGATGGACCTTTTTCGAATTGCTTCTTGAGGGATATTCCTCCTGGAGTCATAAGTAGGCCAGCATCAATAAGTGCCCCTTTGAGGTCTGGACCGTCTCTTCTCGGGACTAGACCTTGAGGAGTTACAGTGTATCCGCTAGCCTTCGAGAGAATTCGAGCTAGGTGGTCATAAGCAGCAGCATGAAAAGAGCCAAGAGTGAAAGGATTTAGATGCCAGGCACTAATATGGGTGCCCTTATACATTGCCATCATCGACCCTACTCCGACGACATAACGCATCAGTCGAGCATAGTCGCGTTGTTTAATAGCATCGATGGGTTGGGTGGCATACTGCTCAGCGATCTTAAAGACCTGCTGCTTGAATTGAGTAAAGGGACGAAAGAGGCTGAGATCATCGGAAAAGAGCTTTGCCGCACGGGCTGGTGTGACGCGGAGACTCACATCTTTTGTTTTGTCGACAGCCATACGAGCTGCCTCAGCAGGATTCATTCCACGATCCATATACATCTTTTTGAACCCGTGGTATGCGATCGCATCGGGGATAAAGTCCGGTATGGAGAGTGCGTTAGTTATGCTATCCAACTTTTCCATCGGGCGCTTAAAAGTCCAGGGACGTATGTTCTGTGGAAGGAGCCCCATGCGTCCGGCCTCTTTATATGACTTGAACGGGCTAGTGGCTGTTTTCCATATTCCATAAGGTGTATATTTCCCTAATTCAGGCATTATATTAGAGATGGTACGAGCCATGTGGAGGGTAAATAAGCGAGTGTCGAAGCCAAGCATGCTCCGCCCCGCCATCCTCATTAGAGTTCCCGTCCAGGTGTTCCACGCGTTTTCAAGCCCAGGATAAGCGTCGTAACGAGCATAGTTTCGCAAATACGCTGTGGCTAGATTTTTTGAGGTTCTAGCTTCATCAGGTATTTGATTTACCAGGTCCCTCGCCTGATTGATCCACGGTTTATCATAAATAGCCTTAGCAGCTGATTCAAGATATACTGGCATGATCTTCTTAATGTCTTTTTCATAATCCTGAAGCTGTCCTTTACGCTCCTGTGTGAAAGGAGAATCAGGCTTACCAAGTCCCTCCTGGCCGGGCGGAACTTTTGAGGCTTGAGCCTCTGGATTATATTTAGGATCTCCCTTGAAGAGGTTAATTGTAGCACTAAACGGTTTAGTGTGATAATCCCAAAGATCCCTCATCACTCCTTTGAAGTCGTTATCCGATTCGAGGTCTTTCGCGATATGAGTTAGATAATGGGGAATGTAACCAACACCTGGATTATCTCCAGCTTTCTTAGGAAATAATTTGTGGACCTCATCGAGCATGTCGCGAAGGTCCATAGCAGCTGTTAATGATTTAGGGGAGAATCCTCGAGCGTCTTCAGGGTTAGCGTACTTATCGAGAATGTTACCGACCTCAACTCGTTGCGCTTTATTTAAAGGAGAGATGATATCCGCAGCTTTCCTCTCGTAAGTACCGACGAATTTTTGTTTGAGGTCCTCGACTCGAGGAGTCATCTCCCCGATCTTACGTGCCGCTGGTATATCTGATTCCCTGAGAACTTGATTGGCTGAGCGGACCTTAGCGATAAACGGGTTTATGTTTCCACTCGGAGCATAAGCCCTACGGGCGAAAAAACCTCTTATTGGTCCTTCCCTTGACGGTGATGATCCTTCCTCTGAACTAAAAAATTGATTAATTAAGTTACCAATCTTGTTGTATCGATTATACATCTGACCAAGTTCCTGTTGTTCCTCAGGAGTAAGGTCTCGTTGATTCTCCAAATCTTCAAGCTCGTCGATTCGAGACCTAACTTGGTCCCACTGCATGACCTGAGACTTCTGTTCAGGAGTCCCCTTCTGTTCTATTTGACTTAGACGTTCCTCAGTTTGAAGGTGCTCTTTGAGTATATTCGAGGTGAAGTCGTCTTTTTCATCGTCTGACTGTCCTATCTGTTGTCTTAAATCATTAATTCTTTGTTGACGTTGAGGACTCAACTCTTGGGCTTCTACAGGTTTAGGAGCTTCTACAGGTTTAGGAGCTTCTACAGGTTTAGGAGCTTCAGGCGGCGCCGGTTTGGCCTCTCCCGACCATACAACTTTATATTGAGGTTGTTGAGACTTTGATATTGCTCTCTTCGCGATGTCAGCTGGAGGTGCTTTTGGTGGCTCTACAGGTGTTGGTGGAGGACTTTGATCTGAGGTAATTCCAGTAGATGGGGATTGAGGAGCTGTTACAGGAGAGTCAAACGCAGCTTTTGCTACTGGTATACCAGCTTTTGCCGCAGCGGCCGTTATCGCTGCTGAGTCGCTAGGACTAAGATTAGGATTTAGGTGGACGGCTCTCACATCTGAGAGTGGAATCGGTCCTTGTGATCTTGACTCATATTCGTACGCCGGATCACTCGGGCCAGCACCAAAAAAGTCAAATGGTTTAAGATTCTTCGGGTCTACCTCGAAATATGCCGGAGCTTGACTGTAATTCTTAAGGGGCTTAGACGTCGTGGAAACGAAATTCACAGGATTTAACGGTCCTGGTTTCTGTCCAGCAGGATTAATTGCTCCTGAATTTAAGATATCCACTGCGTCTGACGCGGATCTAGTCGCATGATAGAAAGGCTCTCCAGGAGCTTCAGGAGCTTCAGGAGCTTCAGGAGCTTGAGGAATTTGGGGAACTTGGGGAACTTGGGGAACTTGGGAAACTTGGGAAACTTGGGAAGGCTGAGGAGCCGGAGGTCTAACTGGAGGTCTAACTGGAGGTCTAATAGATTGGACTGGAGGTCGTGAGGTAGTATCCACAGTCGACACAGCACCACCAGATATAGGTTTAACAGTCGGAGTCGAGGGCGTCACCGGATCTTGAGGTGGTGCTTGGGGAGGAGCTTGGGGAGGTAGATCCTCAAGAGATGGGTAATTCTTACCTACGTTCCATAAATCTAAAGGACCAGCTGGTCCGGTAGTTAATAGACGTGAACGGATAGGAGGAGTTACCGGTTGCTCAGTAGCAGCATATGTACCTGCAGGAGGCATCTGTGTGGGAACTGGTCCCATCTCTATTGGATACTGTCCAGGTGCTGGTAGTTGAGCTTGAGGTCGACCTTCAATCATTGTCCTGGGGGGTAACACTCCAGGAGCTGGATATTGAGGAGCTGGTAGTTGTGGTTGTCTCGGTAGAGCCCGCTCTGCTGCGTAAGTTCCGGCACTCGGAACTTTAATTGGTGGAGCTTCTATACGTCCTTTAGGAGCTTCTATAGCTTTTTGTCCGGGCTGAGGTTTACCTCTTCGCCAGTTATCAACTAAGTCACCCACACTAGGAGCACCTTTTAAAGCGTGACCCGCTGCTCCACCAGCAGCTAAGCTAGCAGCCGTCGATATAGCATCTTTAACCTCAGGGGCCATATCAGGAGCTACTTGATCTAGGGCGTGTGAGGCCGTCCTCTGAGCGATGCTTCCCGTCCCCATCGCCATAGCGGTACCGAGAGGGTTCAAAGCATATCCAGCTGCGGTAGCTACTGGACCAGCCAGTCCCATAGCTCCATGAGCCGCCTGCATTGCACCAGCTAATCTAGGATTCTGTTCATGACCTTCTCCCGTCCAGGCCTCCTTAATTCCAGCACCGATATTTCCAAGAGCGTCTAAGGGATGCCAAGGCTGGTTGAGTCCAAGATTATTAAATGCATTCCCGAGCCACTCGGCTGGAGCGCTCGTGAGAATCTTCTGTGAGAGGGGAACAGAGTCTTGAATGGCTTTAATATTCTGACTTGCCTGTTGACGTGTTTTACGTTGCTGTTCCGCTATCTTCGAGACGTCGTCAGGTGTGGGCGGAGTGGGATTATTCCAGTCGAAATAAATCTGTTCCCCTGTGACTTTGTTACTAGCCGAGTATTGAGCCATGTTATTCCTGTTGAGGTTTAATCTCCCAGACGTCGCCTCGCTGCTTACCCGAAATTTCTTGTTTTCTCTTGTCAAGATCCATCAAGAATTGTCGATAAGTATCCCGGTTACGGGTAATTCTTTGCGGGTCTTTTGCTTGCCACCACTTCTCGTCGACATTAGCTGCATTTTCCTGACTCATGACTGAATGACCCACAAGATTACCTTTTGAATCTTTTAGGGGCTCGACAAATTTTGAGTATTCAGGGTTTGTCCTTAGAAGGTCACGCACAGCTAACTGTTCTGCTTGTGCTTGAGACTGAGGTGTTTGTGTTTTCTCCTGCGGAGGTTTAGCTAATTCACGCCGAAGTGCTGCTTCTCTTGCGTCATGAGCCGCTTGCCTCGAGGTCTCAGATCTTTCGTGCTCTTGTTGAAGTTGTTGACGTTGCTCAAATGTTTCTCGGTTCGGATCTAGAGGATGTCGAGTAGACTCAAACTTAGTGTAGGCGTCAGGATCCTGATTGTACTGATCAAATTCTGTAGGATTACGTGGATGGAGAGCCTGCTCGAATTTGGTGTAAGCATCAGGATTCTGCTGGTACTGCTCGAATGGTGTTAAAGGACGAGGTTGACTTTCTCGAAACTGGCGGTCCCTCTCGACAGCTTCAGCAGCTGCCTGACGTGCTTGAGCACTCACGGCGTATGCTTTAGCACGCTGCTGATTTATTAGTTCTTGGTTATGTTTCTCCTCGAGTGCTGCGAGATTTTGTGCTCCGCTCAGATTTTGTTCCCACTCCTGTATTGCTGCGTCGTATTTTGCGTTTAAATTAGAGTGGGTTCCAGCTCCTGGCACACCTCTGATACCTTCACCTAGCCCAGATAAAGCAGCTCCGACCCTCGCTAATTTTGAGGGTTTATAGTCGGCTCGTTGAGGGCGATTTTGTAGTAGCTGTGCGTATTTAGTCGCGGCTTGTGAGGTTGGAGTAACCGTAGAAGGCCCATCAGCCTCCTCTTCGTCGGGAGCTAAGACCAGCGCAGCGGCACGAGACACTGGATTATCCTCTATCGAAGGATAGTTAAGAGCCTGACGACGTCGAAGCTCTTCAGGATCATAGTCATCGTCATATTGTGGTGTCATCACAAATCTCCAATTCCCGTCAAAAGTCCGCCAGTACCGCTAGCTATACCACCAAGTCCACCTAAAATGCTCGAGAATACTCCAGGATTCTTTGATAATTCAGTAAGAATCTGAATTTGTTCTGTACTCAACTGACCAGTCGTAGATTGGGACTGTAATAACTGGTTTATCAAAGCTGTTTGTGCTCCAGGTGCTGAAGCGTATAGATTTGATAGGCCACTATTAGCCGTTTGAGCCTGGTTAGCTGCGTTAGTTGCGAGTGTTTGATTCTGGGCTTGGGCAGCGAGTGAGTTACCCGCTTGAGTCGACGCTAGTCCAGATTGACCAGCCACAGCACCTTGCTGTAGGCCAGCCGCACCTTGCTCGAATTGAGACAATCCACCAAGCCCCGCCTCAGTTCCCTGCTGACGGAGCTGTGCTACATTAGCCGTTGATGTGTTAGCTGCTTGAGCGGCTGCTTGTGCTGCTTGTCTGGCTAGTGAGGCGTAACCTCCACCTCCAACTTGACCAGACGCAGCTTGTTGCTGAGCCATTTGCTGACCCGCTGTCGAGTACACCGACTGAGCTGCCTCCGAGGCTTGATTCTCCATGGCCGTCGCGGCTGCATTGGATATACCTCCGGTGTTTATGAGATTATTGTATCCACCCGCTATATTTGACGCTTGAGTCGGATCTATACCTCCCAAGCCATTCGCTGTGAGGTTAGCGTAATCTCCCTGTAATGCATTCAGTTGAGCTGGATTAAATCCTCCCGTTACGGTGTTATTAGCGTTAGCATTATAGAGATTACCATAAGTAGCCGGATCGTAAGCACCCGTAGCACCCGTCTCGTTAGTAAATCCAGTCCCAGCTTGAGTACCGTAACCCGTCATAGTAGACGTGTTAGATCCAGCCAGCAGGCCCTGAATTTGATTTTGGGTTGCGGTACCAGTGGCGTTGATATTATTATAGTTTTGATTCGCGAGACTAGTCGCTTGGTTTGTCTGACTTTTGCCCACTATGTTCCTCCTAAGTTTAGTACGAGTACCTCACCAGTGTGAGTGTCGAATCCGTAGTGTTTCTTTAAGACTCGACCTATTTCTGTATCGCCCGTCAGGAAGGCGTGCACGTCAATCAAACCAAGTTTCTGACATTGAAACATTAAACTCAGCATTAACTCCTTCAGTATTTCTACTCTAACCCTTAGAGACTGATTTTCATCCAATATTAGAATCGCCTCTGCTGTTAGTTTAACTGAACCAGCCCCTATAACTTTACCGTCATTCTCTATCACGAGAGTATAAAAGTATAGAGGATTAGTGAAATCAGGCATGGGGAAAGATCGTTCGGCGATCGAACGAAGTTTCTCTGTATCGTCAGGTTGAAATGCTCTAATACTAATCATTACAAGCTGGGCACCTTTCTACCTTCTGTAATCTTGCATCTATTTGCGCTTGCTTAATTTTAATTTCGTTGATCTGATCTTGGGTCCACTCAATTTTCTTGAGCATACCATCGACCGTGTTAGTGAAAACTTTGTTCATAATAGCCTGCTCAGCCGTAGCAGTCTTTATGATACCAATAATGTCAGACATGTTTCTCATTTCTATTGACACTTTATCGAAAGATTTTGTTCCTTCTGCATCTAGCCTTATTATATCCTCCTCAACTTTTTCTTCTCGCGCTTTCATGCGAGCAATAAACATGGATATTAATACCACCGTACTTATCAACGAGAATCCAAGTGTTAGCCATTGTACCATATATTTAGAAGACGTAGTTTGAAACTGAAACTACGGGTGGTGTGTCTCCATCTCCTGTTATACATGAAATTTTCTGTCCTACATAAACGAAAAATACAATGTCGGTTTGTCCGTTTACCTGGAATTTAGTTGGAGGTCCACCAAAATCCCAAATGACAGACGTAACTCCATCCACTTCAAAGTTACCATAGTAAACTGTCGGTATTATAAATTGTACAGACGTCGCACCGTTGACAATGAAAGTACCTTCAGTATAAGCATTCTTAAATCTGACATTCGTCGAGCCAGCAACTGTGAAATTACCTGGAGTTTGAGTTGCTGTGAATTGTAAATTAGTTGCTCCGCTAACATTAAAACTCCCCTGATACGTCGGGTTGGATGTGAATCTCCTCGACCTCCAAACCCAAACATTATCAACATTGAATAACCAATAACCTCTATGCTTATACTGAGAAACTGCCTTGCGAGACCAGAAATAAACTCCAGGACTGTTACTAATCCACCTAAGTCCTCCTGAAGAAGAAGGAGGAGTTAGATTTAATCTCGTTCTCCAGAAGAAGGTATTTGGTGTTTGTGAAAACCAAATAGCCGATGCTGGTTGTATTGGAGACTGCTTGCGGGCGGGTCTCCAAAAGAACGCGACAAAATTGTTCATCCTTGAGTTACGATCGTCACGAACGTATCCTCAGCTCCTGTAGCTGAAAATCTTAAAGTGATTACCTTACCGTTGGTATCGCTGGTCGATAAGTTAATGGTATAGATGCCATAAGCTACCTCACTCGGACTGTTTGTTGTAGCACCAAAACTTCCACTATCTAAGCGTACCTGAGACGTCACACCAGATCCGAGCCCCGTCTTCGGGTTCCCGTTAGTGTCGTACATCGGAAATGTGAAATTGGGATAAGCCACACCCTTCGCAATAGCCATCGCGGCGTTTGGAAGTGATGATAGGCCGGCCCTTACAGCATCTTGATTGTTGATAGCTGTTAATTCGATCTCATAGTTCATAGGAACCATGTTAGTGGCTCCCTGAAGCATAATCCAGCACTGATCTGCTCCGCTCACAAGTGCCGCGTTTGGGACGCCAAGCTCGTAGAGTCCGGGCATGTTAGTCGAGTCGACCTCCCTAAATCCTCCACTGGACCACGTTCCGAGAGTTCCACTGGCGAGTGTGATAGCAACGTCCGTAGCTGCTGAGTTGCGTTTATAATACACTACAAGTCCAGACGAATTATAAACAAGACCAGTCAACGGAAGGCCTGGAGGGGTAGACGCAGTGCTACGAATAACAAAGTTAATTATTTGACTTGTAGTCCCTACTACTCTTGTTATATCAGCCATGATTGTGAACTCCACTCCCTAAATCAAGAATCAAACTAGATCCGGCACCGCTTCCACCCTCAGACCCGACCATATAGAGGCTCGTTGGATTTATCTGTGCTGCCTCATTTGTGATCCAGTCAGCGGATCGTTGTGTAGATGAGAATCTAGCTTCATCTAAATAAGCATTCGCGACTGATCCCGCACCTGTGTTACCAGCATTACAATTGATGCATAAGTAACTTGAGGAAGAAGGTAAATTATAAGGCGAGCTTGTACCTCCACCTGAACTTGTGATCGATAATAACGTACCGTCAAGGTAAACATTTGTGGCACTTGCGTTAGCGCTCGCAGCGCACATTATACACACGTGATGCCAGTTATTATCGGCAGTCCAAGGACCTAAAACAAATGTTGATGAGTTACCCAAACCGATTACATTCGTTGGTTTATACGCATCAATACCACACGATACATTAGTCCCTGCGTTCTGACCCATTGATATCATTTGGTTGTCAGAGTTATTTGGGGACCCCGGAAACTTAAAGAAAATCGATAAGCTGAACGCTCCCGCACCTGATGGTGTGTTTACTGCTGAGGAATTATAAAGTCCGTGAAGTCCTCCACCTGAATTATCAAATGCATAACCAAATAGTGCATTCGTGTTTGTAAACGACACGGTGCCTTGGTTATGATTAAGATTATTCGCATTGCTAGTCGAGTCGTTTTGAGTTCCGCTAGCGTTTAAGTGAATCACAGCGACGAAACTTGAGTCCCAAGTCCCATTAGTATTACCCTGGAACGTCGATATGGATGGATCATTATAAGTCATATATACCAACGGAGATGCTGATGTAGTATATGACGGATTTTTGATCCAGGCAGCTATGGTTCCTGTCGTAGGATCATAATAGTCAAGATCCCAATCCATAAGAGTAGTATGGCCCGAATCACTATAGAAAAGTATATCATATCCGTTTGAGTTAGTAACATGTCCGCCGTGTGTAGTCGTGGCTAACCAGGAGTACACCCCACAAAATAGCATGGGAAAGTTAGTTAGCGTGCTAGAACCAAGAGCTGCATTGAACGTTAATGTCCTAGTGTAAGGCATTATGTTTCAGTAAATACTCCTCCGTTTATCGGTACGACGAATGGCGCTCCGGTTGGAACTGTCACTGATGTTGAAAGAAGACCAAATGCAATTAGATTTCCTCCGGTCGATGCGTCATATATTGCTATATCAACGACCACTTGAGTCGATCCAGTCGTGTTGGTCCCAAAGTTAATTGCAACTCCAGTGCTTTTTGTGCCTCCACTAGCTGAAGGGAAATTAGTGAGATTGTTGGTTAACCCAATCCGACCAAATCCAGCTGATGTCCCGCCCCCAGTAATTGTGGGTGGGACCGTCATGGCATCGAAGTACAACGTTGCTGGAGGAGTAACCGAAGTCACGCCTCCATAAGTAAAATCTAATATCGTGTTAGCCCAGTATTGACTTTTAGGCATGAACGTCCCCTATCCTAATAAGTAATGTTCCGACTGTAGTCAATCCAGACCCATTATTGCTACTAACAGCATGAAAATAATATCCGTCCTGCTGAAACCCACTAATCGTCTGTGTCGTCACTAAAGTGTCGGGAATAACGCCCAGAATTCCCGGTTGCTCGGAACCTAGCGAGAATATAACTTTAGGTCCGATAGTAACGGCTTGTTGGTCGGGAGTTAGTAGCGAAACACTTGGTGATCTCAACTGAAGTAATTGAGGAAATCCCTGATAAGGTGCATTAAGTCCACTCGAGACTCCGTCAACTATCCGAATACTTCCTCTATTCCAGTATGTATGATCCTTAAATTGTCCAGGACTAACCACGAAAACTCCAGTCTTGGCTCCTATACTAGTTTGCGGAGCCGCTGCATATATTGACTGAGATGATGGAAGTCCCGCTCCCGAAGCCGAGTCGAGTAAACAAAAGTGATTAGGCCCGGTAAAAATACTAAACGGTGCCACAGCTACATCACTTGTCGTCACTTGAGAGTTTAGGGTCAATGTTCCCCAGTCTGGAGGTGATGTGTTAGGAGCACCAAATTCGATTATCATAATATTATCCGGATATATACTAGGGCCTGTGCTTAATCGAATTTGAAACTGCTCGTAACCCACACCTCCAACTGATCTCATGGCTATGTAGCCACCCCCGAAAAATGCCCCTAAACCGTAACCTCCATTCACCTGAACTTGAGCCGAGTCCCAATCAAATCCTGGAGCTACAGCTGTAATTGTTAATGTGTAACCCTCACCTATACCTGTAGGAGTTACACTGGCAGTAAACTGAGGTAATGTATCTATAGCTCCAGCTAGGCTAGCCATAGTTGCGGCAACCGTATTTCCATAAGCAAAAAAGACACAGCTAGCCGTATTAACTGGTGGAATGTAAGTGTGAGGCGCGTAACCAATAAATTGACAAACACCGATGATATTTAAGAATGGAGCAAATGAGTAACAGTTAATATGAATAAATGGTATGGTAGTAGATGTGTCAGTAGGAGCACCAAACGGAAAACTTAAAACACACGTCGCATTAGTGCTTAGCGCTGATACTTGACTCCAGCCTGATGCATTGAGTGAAGACACCAATTGTTTGAGTACACTATTTCCGTAGTCAGCTGGAAACAGAAAATCATCAGTCACACTAGCCACAAACTGGCACGTGCCTGCATCACTATAGACCGGTGCGAGCGGATCAGTAGGCATAGCCGAATATACCTCCACTTCCCCCAGAAGGATTAAATCCGCTTTGACGAAGTAATAAAGACGAGCTTGGTTGAGAGCACCAAATGTGCCAAGTCACTGTCGAGTTATTCCCTAGAGCGTCTACCTCCATCGAAGTGTATGAGTTATCTAATCCCATCGCACCCGTCGCTACCATAGCATCATAAATCTGACCTTGGATCTGTCCAGTCCACCCAATAAAAGCATCAATAAAAATTGGTAAGTGAGTCGTGTAATCCACAGTAAATGGGTATGGGTCAGTGGACGGATTATAAGTTCCGAATAGCTCATAATATTGCATGACTCCGTAGTTTTGATCTACACCTCCACCGTAAACAAAAGCTGCTCCGTTAACGATATATGACCAGGATGCACTAGCAAAGGGTATATCGTAGCATCTAGCAGAGTTACGGAAACTTTTCCCACATGTTCCGCCGTCTCCTGACCCATTCGACCAGGTCAACTCGTAGATTGTGTTGGGCTTCGGAGCGGCACACTGGCCTACAAGCCCTGACGGGAGAAAAGCACCACCAAAACACACCGAGTATGCACTAACCAGATCTCCAATATTACCGTCAACTCCGTTGAAGGTTATGAAACACCAAGTCTTACTAGTTAGTATCTCATAACTAAATCCAGTCGTGATAGTTCCATATATTAGATGGTGCTCCAGCCCAGACACGCTCTCAGTATCATCTAATATTTGTACGCTTATAGCTGGAAACCCAAAACCCACGACTGCTCCATTATCCCAAATCTTAACCCGGCCTGCTAAGCCTTGAGGTGTCGTGTACTGATACACTTTAGCGGTACCGGATGTTGACACAGTCCACCCAGCAGTACGCAGAGCACTATCAATTCCAGTCAGTAGTGTAGTTGCTGACGTGGAATTAAGCATTCCGTAGTAAACTGGCGTGTATGAAAAAGCTATGCCCATCTCAGCACAATCTCAAAACCAGATCCGGGTGTGGACCCTACAGCAGTACAGTTAATTCTCAGTAAATCTCCTATGGCTATCGATGGCTGCGTGAATATACCATTCGATACTATATTTAATCCAGTAAAATTTAATCCTGTAGCCATAATTGGCGTCCAATGAGTCCCTTGATCTGTCGATTTATCAATATTAAATATTGTAGCTCCTCCACTCGGAGCTGATAAACACTTACCGACAATATCAATAAAATTTCCATTCTTACGGCAGATATAATCATTCGTAAGACCATTCTGAACTACAGGAGTCTGTGTAATTCCGAATGTTGCTTTATCCTGCACCACTGTAGGTGTCGCAGGCGGAGTCGGGTTCGTCGATGTCGCGGGCGGTACTACAGTATTATAAAGATTATTGACTTGAGTGCTAATCTTCTTTAACGCTTCATATAATCTGACATAATACGAGGCACCCTTCGGTACCTGTTTTAGAGGTTGGATTAGATGGTCGAACGGCTCAGTTCGTACATTCGAGTTAGAGTTACCTACACCGCCGGACGGAGAGGCCATCGCATTAACCCCCAAACATCTACTCGATCAATAAACATCATATCACCTTTAGTCGTGCCTGAAGCGAATGTTAGATTAAGTTTTTCGTTAGTAAAATTAATTTGTCTTTGTAATTCTCTCCCAGGAGTAGCTGTTAACGTTAAGTATGGAGGAGTAACCGTATTTTGGTTATCCTCTTGAGCTAGAGTAAGATTGAGTCTACCTGTACCCCAAGCTCTAAAGTTGAGTAACTTGAAGAAATTAAGCCCACCCAGACCAAATGTAATAGGTCCAGGACTGTAAGATGATTGAATTGTCGTCCCATTATCATCAGTTTTGGTCGTATCTAATTGATACAAATTAGTATCGGTCAAAACTCCGATTTTGAGGCTATACTCGCCACTATAGTAGAACATTCCAATGCATGCAGCATTCCACGGAAAACTGTAAATGTAGAATCTAACGCTTTGAGAGTCGAGTCCCGTACTGTAATCCACGACAATCATTGTGTTTGGGTTGGTAGCCGTGTCGAGCGGAGCGGTAACATAGATCAACTTATTCCAGGGGTCCAGAGCTACCGTGACACGATAAAAATAAGCGAAATTTATACGGTTCCAGTAGTTCCAGATCTTCCAGGATAACTCAGGTAGCGTGTACATTCCGTTGAAAATGTATAGACCTGATTTGTGTGCTACGATTACCATATCTCCTGTATCCGGAGAATTTTGAGAAACGGTGAATGACGAATTTCCGTAGGGATAAGCTCCGATAATGGCGTCTACTGTGGTTACAGCCCATGTATCCGGGTCACCTCCGTTATCTTCGGTACTGAATGTACCGGTGAACTTCTGCATGTATAAAGTATCTCGAAGTACGAAGACATTCGAAACTACGTTATCGTCATTTTCCGTTTGAACTTGAACGACTCCAGAGACATAATTAAATGTTTCTGGATTAAGGACATTCGAAAGTAAAACCTGCTCTAGATTTCCTGGAAAGAAAGGGCCGGAGATGACCATTCTATTTCGGTACTTAGTAATTCCTCCACCTCCTGGAATCACCTCAAGTAAATCGAATAAATAGTCAGCTGAAGCTGTCAGGTCAGTATCGAAGAAGTTAAGTGTTACTGACGTCGTGGTATTATCCTGGATAACTCCTTGACATCCAGGAACATTAGGCACAAAGAAGAATGTATCAAGGTTGGCTTGAGTAGCAAGTAGTACACGACCAGTACAGAATGACGGTCCCGTTGGGATGTTAGTTAATTGGATCGTGAAGCCACCAACTGCGTTGACGGTCGCCGCTACGAATGGACCATCGATTTGTAATGATCCTGTTAGAGATCCAAGCCCAAACGTATCTACAGGAATCGAAAAGTGTCCGGAGTCAATAGCAGTTATATGCCATGTACCGTTGACTATCGCCCAGGACCCAGTAGCTCCTCTAATTGTGTGGGATTCACCAGTGACCATACCGTGATTAGATATGGCGAATACTGTCGGTGCACCTGCTGAAGTTGAAGCCGTCGCGGGAAAACCTGAGAACTGTTGTTTGGGACCTGGAGGAGTCCAGAATCCTGTGTCAGTTTGAAATGCAACAGCGAATTGATGTACCCCTGGAGCGTTGTTTCCTGTAGTCGCGGTTTCAGCGGCCGACATGAGAGAACCGGTTTGTGCCGGAGCAAGACCCGCCGCGAGTCTGATACCTCCAGTTTGTGGATTAACGACGAGTAGATTACCACCTGAAAAGCCTCCTATCCCATTATTCGGGGAGACATAGGTGCGGTTCCCCATGTTGACGGCAGAAAAATCCGCCATCCCACCAACATTTATTATAGGTGTCGGGTCGTTTCCTATATATAAATTGTTGGCGTTATCCAGGATAAGAACGTTATCACCTGCTGTAGCGTCTGGATCACCTCCTCCTGCAGGTTGACCTACATTCGACGGCAAGGAGGTCATGTCGAAAAATCGACGGATGCCTCCCGAGTACCCAACCGTGAAAGCTACCGAAGTCCCTTCCCTCGTCTGAACCCGACTTTGTGACGTCGATTTTACGTTCAAAAGAGCTTGAGCGTGATCGATCGGGACCTCGTCTGCACTCCCACGATTGTAGTAACCTTCAAACTTAGTTATTGACTGCTTCTGGTCTTCCTGGCCGATCATTGAAACTGAAGCCAGATAGCATAGAATCCAATCTTTGCTGGATTCGATGCAAGACCAGTAATGTCAGTCGGGTAAGTACCAGAGGGGAGTTCTTTTCCGCCAGAGTTTGCTGACACACCACCTGACAAGTCAGCTCCACTAACGGTAAGATGTGAGGATGTTGTAGATAGAGCGATGCTATTTCCTGCGGCGCCGGCGGCAGCGGTGAGGGTCGTTGCGTGTGAGGCTACAGTGCTAGCAGTCACCTGAGTGTTTGCGGTCGTAATGTCAGCACTATAATTTGTGCCTGGAGTACCGCTAGCATTAATCGCCTGCACGAGGTTCGTGAGTGAGGTGTCTGCGTTCGTTCCGATGAGGATCTGAAGCGTGCCGCTAAGCGCTGTGACGAAAGTATATGTAGTCGACCCAATCGTCACTGTGTCATTATTCGACACGTTTGTGGTATTTCCGTCGGTGATCGTCCCGGTTGCGGCTACTGAGGCCGTCCCACCGTAGAAAATCTGGATCAAGCCACTATTGTCGCTTGGGACGGGAGGCGTGTAATTATTGTCAAGTCCTGGCTGGTGTAAGAAATCATAACCAGCCAAACGCTTAGTTAAAAAAATCTCAGGCGGTCCGGATGATCGTACACCACCCTGATTAGCGTAGTGAGAAATATCGTTTGCGACTGACCCAAACGACACTGCATCTCCACCGGTAGTGTATGAGCCACTAAATTGGAGGTAACCAATCACGTGGAGCCGTTTCCCGTCACTCCATTGATCAGTAAGCGTAACAGAGACACTCATATTGTAAATCTCCTTCGATTTTTGATTGACCAGCTAAATGGCCTTCTCCGTACGGGGAGATTCTGAGATCGTTTGACCTCAGTTCGTACAATACTGCTCAGACTATTCTCTGCTATTTGTGAAAATTGAACATACTGAGGAGTTCCGGGACGGCACAGTGCTGCTGTTCGGGCTCCCAAATAAGTTTCGGACTGTAAAAGTACGAGCGGGTCAGTTACATTTTTTGGTGCAACCAGGTCCCGCAAATAATACAACTGAACTTGACGATCCGCTGTGGCGCCTAAAAATACGATCTGCTGTTGAATCCAGGCCCAATAACGCAACGTGACCTCTTGATCGAGGTCAGGAATGAAGTCACACCTCTCCATCGGAATTGCATTACTGATGTCATCTCCAGGACTAATCTCATTCAATTTAATCGGGTTTATAAGATCAGCTGGCTGATCCATACCCATATTAAGTTGGCCAGCGGGAATTGTAATCAACGCTGTCGACTCATACGTCACAGCTATCCCGTTAAGAATGAGCTTAGACCTCATCTCATTATGAGCGAGGACTATTTTGGGCATCAATACAGCGTGACTCCAAACTAGTCCCGCATCATCGTTGAGCAAGGTACGTGCGATATGTATAGCGTCGATTACAGTGGCCATTTATTACGGCTTTACCGGTGGTGTTTGTTGGCCTCTCTGAGCAGCTACGACCGTTTTGAAATTACCTGCAGCGATCTCACTGAGAATCTTGTAAGCTGCTTCATTACCAAGAGAGCCATGAGCAACCGCTGCTGTCTTGGCTCCCATATAAAGCTCGCCAAACGAGATCCCAATCTGATCCGTGTCGTTCTGAGGAATTGGAATTTGACGTCGATAGAAGATAACGATGGTGCGGTTAGTGTTGGCTGGATTAACAGTCAACGTCTCTTGCTGCCACCACCAGTTCGTCAGCGTCGCCCCAATAGTGTATCCTATAGGGGCATTAAACACCTCAGTCATTGGTATGGCCGTGGCCATCGATCCGCCCGATGTGGCGTACTCCACAAGAGCAAATGGAGTCATAAGATCGGTCGGAAGAGTTACAACAGTCGGCGTTGTTCCAGACGCTATAGCTATTGGAGCGGATACGGCTCGCACTACAGGTGACCCAACACTCCACAACATCGATTGAAGCTCTCGATGAACGTCCTGAGCCTTCGGTATGAGAGTAGCATCACTCCACACCGTAGCCGTATCGTCATTCAAGTAGGTCCGAGCAGTCGCCAGTGCGACGCTCAACTGCACGCTAGGCATCGTTCCTCTCCCTATTAAGGATTTTGCTCAAATCAAACGACCCAGGCTTAGCAAAGGTCATCTTCGCATATTTCTCAGGGTCGAGGATGAATCCGCAATACCGACAAACCACAGCGATGTCGGGTAGGTCGGAGGCACAAGCGGTACACATCTTTGTTTTGACTTCCTCAACCTCAGCGGGCCGAGTCAAAATCCAAGGACGTTTAGCTTCATTATCCGGGTCGATGGCCCTCGCAGCATAACGCTGCATGTCAGAGATAACCGAGTGCTGACGAATTCTTTCCCAGTCGTCGTCACCAAGTTTAACCAGCTTATAGAACCAGTTATTCTGGATCGCTAGGAGATCCCGAATCTTTTTCGAGTGGTCAAAAGCGACCCGCTCCGGTGCATACTCACCCGGCACCCAGAATATAGCCGGGTGAGCATCCTCACTAACTTCGAGTTGGGAAATAACGTAATCATTAACGATCGATTTTGCTATGATGTGCGACGGATTCGGCACCCGATAGTATCCTCGAGTGTGATCGACGTACACATAATGAGTCGAGTCCCCGACGATCAAGCATTGAGGCATGTGATCTAGACATGCAGGGATCTCGAATAAACCCGGATAAAGTCCAGGCTTGAACTCTCGGATCGCGAACGGAACGAAAGACACGACAGTCGCCTTCGGTCCACTCTCAAATTCAGGTAATCTTCTAGCTCTATACATCATGGCCGGACAATGGCCTCCTTACTATGTAATTTACCGACCAAGTAAGGATTAGCATCTTCAAGAACGTCTTTGTTGAAGTCAATCTCTTTCTTGTAATCAGTTTCTTCTTCTGTTCTCATCTGTGATGCTCGATGACCCGGAAGTCCGGGATTGAGAGAAGTCCAAATCATTCGGTGGACCTCCTGCTCGACGATCGGAATATCTTCTCCTGTAGCGAGATTGCGGAACATAAAGAGGGGCTCGTAGCTACCCTCATTGCTCGACGGAATCTCCTCAGTAAATGCGAGCTGGGGCGGAACCCACTTTTCAAGTACCCAGCAATCCTTAACCCAAAAATATTTAGGTACTTCGTTTACACCACGAAAAGTACGTATAAATATTTTTCCGTAGAACTCGTTGAACGTACCAAGACGTTTCTCCAGTTGTTTAGTCGACCACACGATCCTAAAGATCGGTTGACCCTGGAGATTAGTCCCATATCGATTTTTCAAAACTTGATTGATGTACATTTTATTGTCCAGACGGGTGGCCTAGCATCCCGGAATACACCAGACCACCCGACTTCACCTCAGATTAATGAGCCCGATTAATAACCTGAGGGAACCTTCAGCGTATCGATATACGCCGCCGCAGCCGGATTGTTCATGAACACGTTGAAACCTGCAGCAATGTAGAAGATGTTGCTGCAAGCAATTCCACCCGACGGTCCACGAATCTCGAAGATGTACTTGTCAGTACCTTCCGGCTTATAGAAGCCCGCCTCCTGGATCACGCCACGACCCCACACGTTCAGTGCGATAAAGTCGATGCGTGTTTTATCCCAGGAGAAAGATTTCTTAACCGGGCAGCCAGCCATCTGCATGGCTCCGCCGTAGTAAAGGTCAAGACCTTTACCTTCTCCGGTCTGATTGAGTTGGGTCACCAAGAAACCCAAATTCTCGTAGGCTTGCACCTGGCAAGGATGCATCCAGGCCTGCATCTTACCTACGTTGTCCATACCGACGCGATCGCCGATACGGTTCATGGCGAGCCGAGGAAGAGGAAGCGTCAGGAATGAGTTATTTCCTGAGACTCGATTCGCCCGGACTTCAGGGTTAGCGGATCGGTCGATTCCCATCCACGATCCTGTAGAAGCGTTGGAGTTGTGGTACGGGACACCAAGAATTGAAACAGGAGGCGTTGCGTTACCAAGTCCTCCAGCAACGATCACATCACCAGCCGTGACGCCAGTGACAGCGGGAATTGAGATTTGTTTGTTAACGAGATCATAAAAGGAGATCGTCGTTGCGACAGACGAACTATTCGCGTCGTTGGGGGTACGGTCCGTGGTTAGTGTGGAGTTATAGACGCTAACTGTCTGGTTATAACGGAGGAGACGAACCCCAAAACCGTCGGTCGTGCAGGTGTAGGTGTCGACTCCCGCTGTGGTGGAGATAGACGTGATCGTTCCCATCACGCCATTGCCCGGTGTCATACAAAGCGAATCGATGAACCTACGATAATCAGCCATCGACTTCGCGAGCTGCTGGCGGAAGTTGTTGAGAACCGCTTTGCGGCGATCGTCGGTAGCCCACTGCGATAACGTCGTGACTTCCACGGCGTACTTGGTAAACACCGGCGCGATGGTCGCGACGTCAAAAATCGACGCGGAACCACGACCCAAATCTCCACCGTCTGGATTGAAGTGTCCCGGCGAGCCTCCAGGGAGGATCTCGAGCGGAATACGCATGTCGCGGTTTGATACGATCTCTACCGGACGCTTCTCGAGGGCCGCGTAAAACAGACCCTCACGGTCAAACAAAGTAGGAACCTTAGAGTTGACTCTTTCGAGTTCTAAGGCAACGACTTGACTTTCTGTCTGTGCCATTAGTTTACTTTCTTGAGTGAAACCTTGTCATTGAGAAAATCTAAATCCGAAGTGTTACCCCAGTCAACTTGTTTCGCGGAAACGTTCGTCCCACGAACAATCCCTGAGTTCTTCGAACCTTGAACCTCTCTTCGATTCGCGGATTTCTCCGCAGTTGCCTCTCTTGACTGAGCCGATGCTTTAGCGTCAGCAAAAGCTGCCGAGCGAATCTTCGCTCTAATCGCGGGCATGACGGCCCTGGCACCTGACAGGTAGGCGGATTTGAGTCTGTCTTTCCAGTTTCCGGCGTAGCCTTCGCTATGTGCACGTCGCCACAAAGAGTTCATAGTATCCATGTGGCGTTTATCTTTTGATAGTGTGTCTCCCACCTCTACTAAGATACGATCCACCATCAAATCTCGAGTGAAGTCATTCATCGTATTATTAGGATCGAGTCCCTTACGGATCTCCGACCTTATAATAGTACTTGTGTCTGAAGCGATAGCCGCTTTAGTTTCCACGAATCGCTGCTGATAAAATTGCTGTTGCTCGGTCTGTGGCTTAGCTTCAACCGGCTTAAGCTGCTCGACAACTTTCTCACCGGTCGCATACTTAGCGTCGCCCAAAGCCCATTGAGCCAGCACTTGAGCTGCGTTAGCAAGATTCTCATCTCCACTCGATTTTGCTCGGTTAAAAGCGTTGCGGAGCATTGAAGCTGCGACAGGAGTCGTAACTTTATAATAAGTTTCACGATCTGTGTTGAATAGTGTGGGGAGGAAGTTAGCCACCATGTTGGTGTATACATTCTCCCCTCCCTGCTTAACACCACTTAAAAACTCACCGAACTTGTCGGGTGTTCCGCTCTGGAGCATCTCCGAGAAGTTACTGAAATTCTCTGCTTTCTCACTAGCCTCTCTAGCATCGTCGACCGTGGGATACAGCTTCGTGTATTCCCCTTCACGAAATATCATATGACGAATTTCTGGAAACTCCTTAAAGAAATTCGGGTACTTCGCCGTGATCTCCTTTGGAGCGGGCCGACCGTGAGTTACTGGAGTTACCTTTAGTTTTTTCTCAGCTTCGGAAGGCTCTTCATGCTCTTCAGCTTCAGGCTCTTCGACCTCAGTCTCAGACTCAGCTTCGGAAGGCTCTTCAGGAGCTTCTGGAGCCTCTGGAGTGCTCTCATCGATGGGCTGGTCATCGACACTCTCTAACTCAGCCACGTCTGCCGCTAGCGCGGCACTTTCATCATATACTTGTTCGGCCATAGTTTACTCTTTATTTTATCTATTGAAAGATGATAGCTGTCACTCCACCTACATCATTAAATGTTCCACAATTGTTACTCATTGTACAAGCATTAATTGTGAATCCTGATGTTGTTTGCGAGGATCCAAGAGGTATCAAATTACCTACAGAAGTACTAACCACACCGTAACCTGTTGTTAGCACGTAATAAGTTCCCGTAACACCAGTCAAACTAACCGCATAAGTTCCGGTCGAGCTATAACTAACCCCACTCACTACTCCACTAGATTTGACGACTGTTACAGCGCCACCCGAAACGGTGAACGTTACAGCTCCAATCGCAGTAGGAGCTCCACTACCAGTTGGTCCCGTTGCGCCTGTGTGGCCTGTAGCCCCTGTAGCTCCAGTAACTCCAGTAGCCCCAGTAGCACCTGCAGCGCCAATACAATCTAATTTTCCCGTCGTCGGGTTGAGGACTAGTGTCCCGCACTGAGCTAATAGTTTAGTCGCTACACAAAAGATTAAGAGTAGCTTAGTGAGGTTCGATTGTTCCATATATTCGTTTCTCCTGTCGATCCATTAGCCCACAGCTCTTGAGTTAGTTGACCTGAGCCATTATAAACGAGTTGTTTTATGGCCCATCCAGCCGCTGACGTCGCAATCCCTGAGGCAGCCCACCCAATGTAAATAATTGCTCCGCTCCCATTGTAGTCATACGCTTTTTGCGTTGGCCTCTGAGGGGGACAGTCAGTCACTGTGAAGTTCGGGTAGTTATTGTCTAAAGTAAATAGTGCGGGTGATGCCATTATGACGGTACTCCTTGTGCTTGAGCCTCAGGTGGAGGAGGTCCTACAGGCTTTGGTTGTTTCTTCGGACTTTGTGGGCCTCCTTTGGGCGGCCCCTGTAAAGCCATTTGCTGCATCATTGCGATCTGCTGGAACTTTTTGTGTTCGAGCAGATGAGCCATACAGTTTGAATATGCAGCCATATTCTCTTGTTTAAGGTCCTGACCTTGATCTGAAACAAGAAAATCTGTCAGTACTGCAATATGCACAGCGTGATCGTCGATCTCAGGCTCTACTGGAACTGTCGCGATCGGATTTCCATCCATCCCAATTTGAGGTTCCATCCCAATCAAGATTAAAATTTCACCGATCTGCTTATTTCTTTGGTCAGCAGACGGAATTCGAATCTCATCCAAGCCAATGTACTGTTGAATCAGTTCAGCGTTTTCAGGTGCGAGCAGCGCTGAATTAATCACAGGATTGTTGAGCTGGAATAAAGCCATTAAGGTTTGTCGCTTTTGGGCAAAACTAATTGGGAAGTCAGCACTGGGATCTGGATCGAGCCGATCGAAGGACCCCTTAAAATCAGCTTTCTTAATCCATCTAGTTTGGAATCCTCCAGGAGAATTAAGTGTGAGTGGCTCATCTTCCAATTGATGTTCAATGAAAGAGAGGACTGATTTATGGACAGTCTCTCCCCACCAGACATCAATAAAATAATACACGAGTCCGAGTCGTTGGAGAGCAAAGGCTCTTGACTTATCGTACTCTCCAAGAGTTTTTGAGCCGCTCTGTTGAGGTCCTCCGTATATTGAAGGATAGCTTCCAAGGACGAATTGTTCATTGTTGGCCACCGTCGCTAACAACTCTGTCGACTCTTTGTTTAACGAAGCGCCACGTTCCGTATAGAACGCGTCACCGATTGATTGTCCGGGTCTTGGATTCACAGGATAAATATAGCCCGGACTCACTTCCTGTTTACTTTGGCCCTCAAAATCGAATACTTCGGTGTCGGCGTACGTCGCACCCACGCCGTACTCCACCTGCATCACGAATAAGTTGAAGAGGTTATTCGTGATCTCCTGGAGCGGAACCTCAGGCTTCAAGATCGGATCCGCATGAATTCCTTTGCTCGGTCCCGCTTTGGTTACCGACCAATGTTTATCGACGGACTCGTTCCGTAACTCACACATCGTTTGACCGATGTAAGAGGTGTAGATCCCATCCGGGAACATCTGCTGAAGGTCCGGAATAATATCATCATATACTGGGCGGAGGCGGTTCAACATCCACGGGCGGAACCAACACTTCTTCTCGGTCGCCAACTTAATATTCAGCTGGTAACCGTCCAAAGACAACGAACTTTGACGCATCAAGCGTTCATAGTCCTGTCCAGGATCAGCTTCGATCTTGTCAGCCACCTGAGGAAACGTCCCCTGAAATAAAGCTGGGTCTGCATCAACGTAATGAATCAAGTATCCAGCGTCAGCTAACTTCGTCACATACGAAGGGACGCGAACGTTGAGCGGACCGTAAACCTCGATGACCTCACGGCCTTTAGGAATTAACCTTTCACCTGTGATAAATGGGACTTGCTCCATTTGTCCAGGCTGAAGTTCCATTTGTTCGCCGCACGAACAAACCGGATTTCCTAATCCTGATTGGCCGCCCAAATTATCAGGCTCTTCTGAGTCCTCTTCTCCACCAGGAGAGTTCTGATTTTCCTGCGCACTAGGCATGTCACCCACGCTGGAAGCCCCAATATCTTGTTGAAATTGTGTCGGAACAAGACCCCCAAGTTCCGACGTATCCATTCCTCCCGTAGGAGCTGCACCGGTATCAACAGGCTGAGAATTACCACAAGCGGGACAAACGTGCATATCAGGCGTAACTTTCTCAGGCCTGGTATCGTACTGAGGAATTGGGATTGTTCCATAACTTTCGTCCTTTCGATTATATGTGTAGCTTGCAACAAAACCCTCACAACACAAGTAGAATAGAGCCTCGATGATTAAAAGCTTTGCTCTGTTCCATTTCTCTATTAGTTCCGCACACGAGTCCGCAGCCGACACAGATCGACGATCCTCAGGATCCTGGGAATTACGAGGTCCAAAACGTACATTAGGAATATCAGCAGAAAGAGCAGCAATGATGGCTTCTCCATGAGCTTTGAAATGATTGACCACGTAATCAAAAATGTATCTTGTTTCTTCACGTCCAGAAATTTCTGTCCACTCTTGATGAGTAGGAATACGCCAATCCATGTCGGTATCCGACCAGAATAGATACTGGAATCCGTGCCAGAAGAGGTTATTTTTCTTGAACTCACGCATCTGTTCAAGACGAAAATATTCATCTTCACGCTCCACTCCCTGCATCAGAGCGTAGCACGCATCCTTTATTCGATCGTCAACTTGGGTTACGTCGTAGTCCACTAGCTTTTCTTTTTCTTCTTGTCTTTGCCGTTGCTCCACATCGATCGTTTAGCGGGAGGAGTTTTATGTATAAACTCCTCAGCAACTTCAGGAGATGGACCTAACCCTTTCAGGCCTCCATGAGCTGCTGCTTGCATGAATCTATATTGCTTCCCTGAGGTTGCTGGCATCTTCTTTTATATCCCGCTCAATTTCATTCAATTCTTTCTCTTGTTGAGCTACTTTATCAGCCCAGTACTTTGCAGTCCTGTCGGCCGCCGGGTTAGCTTTGTGCTTAGCTTCGAGCTTAGTCTTAACCGCATTCCAGCTATTAGCTGATGGGACTGGTTCGTTTTTAGGTCCTCGTCCGACGTTAGGCCTCGAGCTTTCATCAATTCGTGCAGCTCGGTAAATCCCATCCGTAAGGACAGTCTCTCTTTGTCTAAGAAAATTAATTTCATCTTTTAAGCTCGCAACCTGCTCACGTAAAGCGACGCATGCGCGGCATTCTTCCGTGGAACCTAGGAACACCCCTCTTAGCCACTTTCTCATTCCGCTCAAAGTGCTCCATTTCTCTATGAAGGCTCGTATAATCACCCGTCTTCAAGAATCTACTTACTATGTTATCACGAGCCTGAATCTTCACGTAAGTTTTCTTAGACTCTTTATAGAAACGGTCAATAGCGTTTATTAGGTATCGGCCACCGTCGTAAGGATCATCGCCGTTAAACTCTGCAACATCCTCTTTCGAGCCATCCTTTGTGTTGTACACACAGAGGGGGATACACTTAATAAATTCCGGACACGTCCCGTACTGCTCGAGCGGTTCCCCACCGAATATCTGTAGCTTCGGCAGATTCGTTTCCGGTTCTTCCTCAGTAAATACAGCGCAATATTTCTCATACTCTTCTTGGCCTCGGCGCCTTAATATCGTCGCTGCGAGGTCCGGATCGAATCCTTCAGGCGGAATATATTTAGGAGGTTTTGGTCTCCACCTAAGATATTCCTGCATCATGTTCTTACCGCCAAGCCGGTCATTATCAGCTCTACGAAAATCAATACCAGAGTGCTCCCTGACCTGCTCCGATATTGTTTTCTCGCCACCCACCTTGAAGAAGGCACTAGGATCTAACACTGCATCTCTAATGTCTTCATTCTGGGAGCATTGAGCCACTACTGAAGCCCAGTCAGCAATCAACGTCTTCTTGGTCGCGTACTCTCTATACATGTACGCTCGGCCGGTAGGTGCTGCAGCAGCCCACCCGACCCAGTTCATCGCAGCGTACCCCCAATCAGCACCAATAACTCTTGGCCACCAGTCCGGGATATTGAACGGTTGGATTACGTGACAAGCATTTTCAGGCTCATCAGGTAGTCGTGCAACCCTAAAATCCTCAAATACCTGGCCTGAGAACGTCCACCAATCTCCGTAGAGCTTGGCTCGCTTCTCAGCTTCTGGTAGTAGCTCCAGTGCAGCTACATAACCAGGATCAGCTTTCATCAAGTAAGGATTATCTGAAGGTAAACTTTGGATGAAGATACGCTTCATCTTCGTCCGTTTATCTACAATAATCGTACCGTATGGAGCCGGTTCAACAAACCTGGACCGGACCCAACCGTGGCCGGTATTCCCTGGATTAGATGCAGAACGACAAATAGTAGGTAAATTACCGTCAGAAGTACGAAGACGAGACATTGTGATATACACATATTGAAATTCAGTGAACGAAGTAAGTTCATCCCATCCAATATAATTGTATTCAGTCGTGTCATACTTTCTAACATCCTGCTCTAATTCAACGTAACCAAAGTCGAGTACCGCTCCGCTCGGCCACCTCCACCTACGAAGTGTCCTATTATAATCCGCTCCTGTGGCTGCGTAATAACCGTCACCTTGACTTCTTAAGATCAAGGATTTTTCTAACTCAGGATAAGTTCTCCTGAACAGTATCCCCTTGAATCGAGGGTACTGATAAAACTTCCTAACAATGGGCAGCATGAGGAGGAGTTCTGATTTTCCTCCTCCTGCTGCCCCACCAAAGAAGCCCTCCCTTACAGTATCTGGAACCTGAATAAACTCTTCCTGTCGCTTACTAGGTTTCCAGATCAGATCGGACATATCAGGACTTCTTCAAACTTGTAGCTACTTGACTGCCTGTGCTCGGGCCTGAGAAAGGCGTCCCGAATGTGAATACAATTGATGCAGCTCGCGGAGAAGGTGGCGGAGGTGCAGTAGTCACGACGATCGTCGCGACGCCTTGAATATTCTCCGTCGTTTTCCCGTCAGACTCTGTAGCTATAGCCGTCTCAGTCAACGTCGCCGATCCGACACCAACTGACGTGATAATCGTTCCACCTGGAGTATTCGGGTCAGGCGCGACTGTAAATATAGTCGTGTCTGAACTCAAATAAGCCTGGTTACTCAATGTAGCGGTACTTGGTGTGATGCCGTCGGCAATCACCGGTGTGCCGAAAACATTCACCAGCTGACCCGCAACGAGTGAAAACTGCATTTTTCCTTTGTGCCTCCTAAACAGATCGAGAAGTTCCCAAAACCTGTGTCGCCTCCCGAAGTGGAAGATGATCGAAGCGGCACGTTGACGTTGGTGTTTCAATTACTTATTTCACTCCTAGGCATTTCCAGATTCCACTATCGATCTCAGCGATCGTAACATAGAACGGCTTGGAGATGATATCTACGGTTGCGACGCTTTTCGCAGCGTCGTAAGAAACCACCGCACTCACGTTGTGAGCCTCCACGTGATAGCCTTCTGTCGTCGGCGTTAGTTTCCCACCGCTCTTTTCAAGCTCGGTGAGGAGGGCATTGTAAGTTTCCTCCGACACTCCGGTGTAAGTTAATGTCGTCATATTAGGACGTGACGCTTACCGTAGCGGTACCAGGGTCGGTCGGGGTTGAGGTCAGCGCAACGACTCCACCGGATTGGAGTACGATTGACGTCGCTACGGGAGGCGGAGGTGCCGCTGGGTCGAGATCCACTGTGAGTGTGAGCACAGGAAGTGAGTTACCGCTGGTGTCTTTTGCGTTCACTTGCAAAGTTAACGTTTGTAGAGCTGATAGAGGAGTTCCCCCAAAGTTTTCACGTGGACATAGATAACAGGTTCCGTTCGCACCAGCGTCGGCCACGTAAGCGTTGGTCGTGTCTGAGACCGTTACAGTGATCGCCGTTAGTGTGGTTGAGTTGCCAATGTTTGACCCAAACTGAAGTTTGAGTGCGTAATTTGCTGACATAGGAACTGCGTAGTCGCTAGGCATGTATTCTCCTTTACTTTGTCGTCGTCTGAGTCGTAGTAGTGGTTTGGGTCGAAGCTGTAGAAGGCGTAGATGAGAGTGCCGTCACCAGCGCATTCGCGAGCGGCTCACTTACGTTGAGCACAGCAACTCCCTGCTTCGAGTGTATGAATAGAGGTAGCTCGGTCTCAGCCGCAGCTACGATGAATTGAAGAAGTGCATTTTCCCAAGAATTCATTTTATTTTTCTGCCTCTAGAATTTTAACCCAATCCCTAGCGTGCTCCATAGCTTTCTCTTTAGGAGCTAGCTTATTACCAAAAACTGAAGGATCAGATGAGAGCTCCTTTCTGTGAATTAAACAAATCACAAATCCAATGGCGACGATAATTAACGGTCTAGCCTCTTTGTAGTCCTCAGTTAATTCCATACTATCTTCCTTGAGGCATCGGCCTCACCCGCTCCATCACGCCTCGAATGAGTAGAGGAAATACATGAGTGTAATCTGCATAGACTTCAGCAAACTTCCCACCCTCCTTCTCCGGGATAAATTTTCCCCAACTAATCCCCTCAGAGTAGGTGCACCCTGATAGCCCTCCCCAATTCGTTACCTCCGGGCAGATTCTTACAGCATATTGAAATCTGATAGGTTTTGGTAACTCTATCATTTTTCTGTCTGTGAGTGTGTCGAAGTACGGTCCGATCTGCTGAGCCCAGTTCCTCGGAACCCCACCTCCGAGTGTTAATATTCCTAAAGGCTTTGTCGCGTTCTTAGCCCAGTCAGCGTACTCTTTGAAATCTCGGAAGCCATCATAGAATGGTTCATCTTCCTCGAAGAGGTAACGCATGACAGCCAAGCCGATCTCAGAGTCGGTGAACGCAGGCACGAAGACCGGAACTTTCTTGCGAGCCGCTGCGTGGAGTATCCCATCCTCATGCGGGCAGTGTTTATTCAAATACTTTCCCATCTCGCAGTGAAGTTCAAAGGACCCAAAACAGTCTCCCATCACTCCCGACCTTAAGATGTCGCAGACTAAATCCCCAGTATCTTCGAGCGACTTTTCCAGTTCTACAGTGTCAAATACCCGATTCAATCCTCGGTTATACAATCCAACATCGACTCCCTGATCCACCTGCTCCTCGTCGATATGGAACATCTTCCCACCCATCTCGTGAGAACATCCGTGGGTTATTACAGCGCCTGTCGCAACGACAGCTTTGATGAACCCCATGTCGATGAGTTCCGCTATGATATAATCGAGTTTACCAACCGATGCGACGCCGCTTAATGTTAAGACGATCTGAGCTGACCGAAGCATGTCGGTCAGCACCTCAGCTGCACGTCCTAATGACGATGCTCCCGTCGTCATTTTGGACATGCAGCCGAGGATGTCGTCAGCACCACACAGATCCCGTAGGCGCGGAGCCCGGGTCTGCTCGAACCCTCTCATATGTGACGCAATCTTCCTATCTTCTGGAAGAAGCATCTGGGCGTGAGCGAGTTGTGCTGTACGCGAGTTCATTAACTTAAAATCTTAAAAACTTAAAATATTAAAACTGACCGATCCCACCCAACCCTCGGACGTTAGGTGTAAGGTTCTTTAATCTCGGACCTTTAACCTTCGTCTTCGGCACAGGACTCTTTGGCTTTATCATCTTCGGTTTTACCGAAGCTGGCTTTGGTTTCTTTGGTTTTATGGGACCCATAAAAATAAATATTAAATCTATCGAGGATAATCCATATCACAAGGATATAAAATATCCCAGCGTCGTAAGTCATTTTTTACACTTCTACAGTCTTGTAGGACTTCTCCTCGACGGTTTGAGGAGCATAGACGATAACATTCACCTGAGTCTGGTCTGTTTCCTTTTGCTTCTCTTCGAGGTTACCGACTATCGAACTTAGATCCCGAGCTACCCTGGTCAATTCTTTAGGGCTTAGGTCGGTTAATTTATCATCGGAGATAAGATTCAAGGATGACATCAACTTACGGAGAGCAGAGTCTTGAATGTTCTTCCGATTAGTGTCGATCTCTTTCTGGGCGGCATCCGTTGGGTCCCGCTTTATGTTTCCGATAGTCGCGACGGACACCCCAAACTCTGCGGCTAGGTGCTTCTGGCGGGACCCTGGCTCGTGAGCTAGGACGGCGATGCTATCTTTGACAGATGCGGGCAGCTCAGGGCCTCGCCGACCCACGGCGCGCGAGCGGTGCTCCACGACTGTGTTGGCTATGTTGTTGCCTGATGCCAGGCGGCGCTCTAGCTCTTTCTGATCGATTTTCATACATTTACCCTAACTCGTCAACTTTAAAAACAAAGACTACAGCTCAGTTGAATATATGATAACATGGGCGGGCGGGAAAGTCAAGGCCTGTAAACCCTTTGTTTTCAATGGGTTAGGTTCGTTCGGGAGACGAACAAACTTCTCCATTGGTTTTTTATATACTAGTGCTTTGACGCAAATGCGCTTTCTTTGACTAATGCTCTTGCTTTGACGTGCCAAATGCTCTTACTTTGACGGCGTTTCGGTTCTTGTCAAATGCGCTTAATGCGCTTTCTTTGACGGCGTTTCGGTTCGCGCGTCGGGGGGCCCCTTAGGACGGGCATACCCCATGACCCCACCGGGCCTGTTCGACTACAGGATTCCCCCGACGAAATTTCGCTTGACTTCTCGGGAATTTTCTACTACTTGACAATTTTCGCCGGGCTTGCTAATCTTGACTCGGCTGCGGCTTCTTGTGAGGCGCCGCAGGATATTCAGAGGAAAGGATAGTCATGACAACGAGACAGAAACAGATGTTAGACGTGAACGAAGCATTGTGCTTCATCTGCCAGGAGGTGCCGCCCACGAAACTGGTTACACGCGGTAGGCATAAATTCAAAGTATGTGATGCTTGTGCCGCTGTTGTTGTTGCGCATAATACGGTCAAGCAGGCATTGTATCGCGGCGACCGGCTCAACCTGTTTACTTACGCCCTGGGCGCGGACCTGTCGCCCGTGAAGATCACGGTCGAGCCGCTAGATATTCATCAGAGGGGGGAACAGCTATGACAACGAAACGGGCGTTAGGCCTGGAATTAGTCGAGATAGCGGCTTCCTATGAGGAGGCCCTGTACCTAAACTGCGACAAACCAGTCCATACAGAACTGGACTGTGACGAAGACGGCGACGGGACTTTCATCGTGCTCCCGATCGGATCAGTCGATGAAGTCTGGGAGCTGCTGGGTGAGGGGTACCGCGAACGGAACCCTGAGTTCGTAGCCGAGGACTTTACCTGGGGGATATATAAACTTATTGTGGGGGGAACAGTATGACGATTAGTGATTGGTTTAAGCAAAATTTCGGTGGCGTGATAGACTAGTCCTTAGACAAAGCGCCTAAAATCATTCGTACGAAGCCCGCTTAACTGGTTCGGTTAAGCGGGCTTTTTTGCGTCTAGCGGATCAGGCTGATAACCAACCCGAGGAACAAACCTAGACATACCGCTGAGTGTAGTTTCGTCATAGCTTCGCTCCCTAACTCAAATCCTGGCCTATGCCCGCTATATCTCAAGCGGGCTAAGGTCAGGACTAGGCGCTTAGTCCTCCATTAGCGCCTTGATCTTCATCCGCGCTTGCTCCTCAGTTACCGGCTTCCCCGCCGCCGCTCGAGCAGCCATAAAGTCCTTCACGGCTTTGTCGATAGCCTTGTCAGGACCAGCGGCAGCAGTTACTAGTTGCTGGCGGATCTTAGCTCTCTGTCCGAGGTCATTGGCGTAGGTCGCGTCGGCCAATAAAGCCAACACACCGTTGCCTTTTTCTCCGACCTTGGCCTGGTAATAGGCTATTGCATCGCCGAGGAGTACTTCGACCTCTCCTCCAACAACCTCGCCTTTGGCGTTTAGGCTTGTGCCTTCGAATACAACTTTCTCGTAGTTTTGTTTGATTATTACCTTACCAGTCGAGTCCTTGACTTTTACTTCTGCCTGTGTGGTGAACATTTCTCTTTCCGTCCTTTATTTTGATTTTCGTCTTACCTTACCGGCCCATTCGCCAGTAATCCCAGTTTGCCATATTGGCGCCGCGAAGTCAAGAAAAATTTATATTTCACTAACTGCTTTGTTTTCAATCGTTTAGCGCCATTCGATTTATGTTTGTTCGCCTGCTTGCAGTTTTGGGCCGGGTTTCTGCTTGCAGTTTTGGCCGGGTTTTGGCCGCCCGAAATCTCCTAGAGTTAGTCGCGCATTTTATGTCTTTTTTCAATTTTCATCTGTTTAGTTTATTTATATTTCGTTTTTCGACTGCTACATAGGTGGCTTGCTAACCCTTTTGTTTTCAGCCACTTACCGGGAAATGCATAATTATTCATGATATATGAATAAAACCTTGGGTTTATTCATATATTACGACTTTTCGACCTTTTTAGGGCCTGTGGAAAACTCGAAATTATCAACGAGATAGCGAGTTTTTGAAGAGAGGCAGTTAAAAAACTAAGAGAAAATCATAAAAAACTCAGAAGAAAATCATGCAAAACTTGAAGAAACTGCGAATTTATTGGTTTGGCCCTAAAATTGCCTACCCCCGTTCTAAAGAACTTAGCTAGTACTAGTACTTTGGTACCGAACGTTCGTAAGTTATTGATTCTAAAGGGTTTAAGGGCAAAAAAGGCTGCGGACGGGGTATCTATATCCGGGGTGACCCCCCCCACCCTTTTTTATATATATATTATTATACATATACATGAATAATTTAATTTATAAGAGCAAATTTTACATAGTACTATGTAATTTTTACATACCAACTGTAACCAACTGATTCTAAAGCACTTAAAGTTGTTGCGGAAACCAATCAAACATGGTATACGTATAGGTAGCCCGCAAAGGCTTTCGAATCAGTAACTTACCAGGAAAAAACTT